AGAAGTAACAACCTAGCTCGCTTCAATTCAAGCAAGATGCGCTTCTTTTCTTCTACTTGCTCTTTTAGCTGCTGATCGTAGTTAGGACTTTCTGGGTCAAGCAACAACTCCGATCCTTCTGTCAGTGTGTCGATGTCGCCCTTGATAACCAGCATTGCATCATTCAAGTCTGTCATATAGTTAGCCGTGTCAGACTGAGCACTGTCATAAGCGTCAATCAAGCTCAGCACGTTCTCATAATCGCCCAATCGTAAGCTGTTGTTCCAGAACTCAACGACTGGCATGACTGTTAGTGCTTCAATCTCTGGTACATTAGTCAGTAAATCATCAGTCAATGCCTGTGGCTTGTACACCTTATGTTCATCTTCCGTCCACGTTTCAATATTGTATTCTAGGTTAACTTGTTCAGCGTTACCTGTGTTATCAACGACAATAATAGGCACATACCGAACAGCCATAACTGGTTTGAAGTCTACGTCTGTGTTATAAATCATAAACGTGTCGACAGGGTCTAAACGTACAAACTTCTCGTACTTCTCCCCATCTTCACGAAACACAAGTGCCAATGCTTTGCCATATTTACCAGCATCTAAAAACAAATCGCCAAACAGTGTATCAACGTCATTAGTCTTATTAATCTGGTCTAACGTGTCGTGGTTATCCTCATCAACATCAATCGTGATTGGATTACCAACACTGAAAGATGCTTGGAAGTCTGCAATCTCTTGTGCAAAAGGATGTGTCAACCGAACGTCTGACCCATCATCAGCTCGTCTTGATTCAGGTTCTAACACACCAACGTTACGTCCTGAATAATAAGATGATAACCGTTGCAATCTTGGTTGTTGTTTCTGGTGGTGGTGGTTAATAAATTGCATTAACCGCTGACCGTTTAAGTTTTCCAGTTCCTCTTGATAGACCATATTAGCTTGCTGGTCGTTAGTATAATCAAACATTATTAATCCGCCTTTAATTTTCAATAACTTCATTATAACAAAAAAAGCGCCGTTAAGCACTTTGTGTAAATATGTACGCCGTTTCGGAATCAAACCTCACCCGACTTTGCCGATTAACCGTTATATATCGACTTATTTTGTTGCAACTGGTAATCACCGATAAGCCTTTGAAAGCCAACCAGTGGAAAGGAGGTGCGCTATGCGTGTCATGACCCACGTTTATATAGCACTCCTATATTGTATCATTTAATGTTTAACTAGTCAATTGGCAATAGTACTGCCTCTGTTATTGGATTAGTCCATTTCTCAGCATCTTCTTTGGTGTCAAATTGTTGAGCATAATCTTTGAATGGAGTTGGTAAATGGTAATCAACTTTATAGAAATTTCCTTGCATTAAATAAAGATAACCACTTTCAGAAATTCCCTGATCCATATCAGGCTGATATTTTTCTTTACTTCTAACAAACCACTTCTTAGTCGGTACAATCTCAATCGTCTTCTTTAATTCACTCATTTGTTTTCTCCTTTTCTATACAACCATTATACCAAATAAAAAGAGCGATGGTTCGCCCTTAATATTTTCTTAACATTTATATTAATCCAATATCTCTAACCGCTTTGACACGTTCTTGATATGACATGTAATTTCCGTTCTTGTTGGTGAATATAATAGGCTCCAAAGCATAACCTAGCGCTTGAATCGAATGATCGTCACCGTCTTCTGGTTCGCCTGTCTCTTTACCAAACTTGTCTTTCTTATAAACCTTTGTTTCCATTTCTTCAAACAGCCAACTACATGACGGATGTATGTGATACTTGAACGACTTCATGAACTCATAACGTTGCTTGTTACTATCTTTTCCCTTCCCAACTGGGATTACTGATTTCAAGCCTCTCGTGCGTAATTCAGCAATCGTTCTTGGTTCAGCACTATCAGCATATACACGACTATTGATAGCTCCCTTGCGCGCAAGCATTCTAGCCATTGGCTCGTTAAGCAATCCTTGTTGATAGAAACCATCGTACACATATATATCGTTGCCTTTAACGACTGCCTTAACAAAAGCTGTAGGATCATGAGTGAATCCAAAGTCAAGTCCCATGATTGTTCTTCCCTTGATAGTCTTATAGTCAAACTCCTCAAGCTCAAACAGTCCCTCAAATATAAGTCCTTCTGCAACGCCCCACTCGCCATCAACAGCAACCTTAGCACGCGTCGGATTACGCACCTTCATTTCCATCAGGCTCTCAATATAGCCGTCATCTAAGTGCTCGTTGTCTTTGTAAGTTGTCGTGTGAGCGATTGAATGATTGCGTTTAGTCTGTTCATCAAAGAACTCTGCCTTAAGCCAATGCTTTTCAGACCAAGGGTTAAACGCTAGTATGGTTTGATAATACCCACCATCAGGCAATATGCCACGGATAGATTCTTCGACAGTGTTAAAGTCATCGATACTCTTTAACTCATAAGCTTCTTCATAGAACACTCTGCATATATTACCAACAGGCGCCTTGATTGACGTAATCTTCAACGGATCATCTAAACCACGCAAGAATATCTTCTGACCTGTTGGCTTGTAAGTTATTTCTAACGGACTAACCGTAAACTTAAACAAATCAGACACACCAAGATATTCAACAGCCCACTTTATATTAGCAAACGTACTATCCTTTTGCGTTGTCTGAAACTGTCTAATGATAAGCCAGTTAACGTATGGTTCAGTTACCATTTTATACACAATACTAAAAGCGATAGCAGCGGATTTACCTGATCCACGACTACCTTTGTACACAATATATCTCTCTTTACTTTTAAATAAATCATAATAAGCAGGGCTAACCCACTCTGGCGTATTCCAATTAATATTCATAAGTAAATTATAGCATAATAAAAAGCGCCTGCTATAGCGCTTAATCAATAGGCGTGATGTTGATTGTCACTTCGCTCGAATCACCATTCTCTAACTTATTCTCAGCCAGCATAGCTTCTGCTTGCAACTTTTTAAGTCGAGCCATTTCAATCTTTGATTGTGTCGTTCTGCCGACTATCTTCATTAGTTCTGTACCAGCCTTCATGGCATCAGCAACACTGTTCCTAGCTTCTGTTACTGTCACGTTGCCGTCTTTATCAGATGTAACCACATCTTCTGTCTCTTGACGTCTGAAAACCTTAGTCAACCCGACAAGAATCTCTTCCTGTGTAGCGATTGACTCCATATCCATTTTAGTCATCAGGCGATCCATGTAATCGCCTATTTGTTGGTTATCAAGCAGCTTACCCGCCTGACCTGAATTAGCAAAGTTCTTAGAATAACCAGCTTTAATAGCAGCCGTATACAGCACTCTACACTTTACATATTCCTCGGCAAAGCGTTTCTGCTTAGCCGTCATTACTTTTCTGGTTCTTGCCATTTCATTATTTATCTCGTTTCCGTAGTCTCATAGCTTTCTATATACACCATTTTAACATAAAAAAGCAACCCTTTCGAGTTACTCCATTAATTCCAAATTTGCATCTATTCCGTTATCTCTTAAAAGTAAATTAAATTCGTAAACAGCATCACTTTTTTTATCAAAGTATTCACAGCAATATAGCTTATTTTCACCATCTTTATAAAAGCAGACGCTTCCTTTCTCTTCGTACTCAAAACAAAGCGGAAATATAAAATTTCTTTTATAAATCGCAATTGAGCGAACTCCCTTCGTTACCGTTTCATCAGACAATATTACTTTATATTTCTTCATGATTTTCCTCCTTAATAAGCTGACCTAAATTGTTTTGCAAAAGCATTGTTAACCCTAACTGTAAACTTTTGATTAGAGTAACCAGACTGTGCAAATATATCAATCGTCTGGTGTGGTGCTACATAATAGTTGCGAATTTTGATGTCTTCTGTATACCCATTAATATAAATCTCTGAATGCTTTCCTGTTACTGAAACTTGTTGGCGACTAGCGCTTGTGTTGGTAACTTGCACCTCTCCTTGAGCCACTTGTTTCATCTCAAACACTGGTTGGTTGACTGTTTGTAATCCCACTGCGCTAAATCCTAATAATGTGAACATGATTGTTTTCCTCTTTTCTTAATGTCTTAAGTATACAACTAAAAAAGATGCTTTAATAGCACCTTTACCATTTCTTAACATTTAAATGTAGTATTCACGTTTCAACTTATTTTCGTCATATTCTAAAGCATACATT